TTCATTACGCTCTGCTATGGATAATCAAGCAATGTCTGGTGCTACTGACGAGTATCTACAAGAGAGAATAAACAAGATAGAGAATGATGAGGAGTGCATCAAGTTTACTATCTCATCAGGTAAGAAGTACCACAAAATCATACAGAATGATTTTAGAAATGGCAAATATGAGAGTGCAGGGGTACACGCTTTTGTTGACAAAAAGACAGGAGAAGTTTACAAACCTGCTTCATGGAAAGCACCTGCTAAACACGTTAGATATGATATGAGAATTATTAATCAACGTGAGTATATGTATGCTAACTGCGATTGGGCAGGCGGTTATCTCTACATGAGATAATCATGCTTAAGGTACTAACTACAGGTAGGATATTAGGTTCATCACTTGTTATTGTAGCATACTTTGTTATACTACATCTATCAGTAAGAGTAGGAACAATGATACACTTGACATCTTGCCTATTGAGTATTCCTTTCTATGCAAAGGTTAAATCTTATGATGTGGTAGTCATGCTCTCATTTATGTGTTGCATATCTATCTCTAAATTCATCGCTCTAAATAACTAAAAAGAATAATTATGGTTTACGATTCACTAACAGCGGATACAGAAGCACTGAAGGCAGCAAAACAAACAACTGTTGACAGATTAAAGAAGCAACTACAAGCATCAATGAGGACTATTGGTAATCTTGATGAGAGATTGACTACACTAGAGGCAATGGTAAATGCCGCCTTGTTCAAACAACAAGAAGATATTAAGACACTTATTGCAGAGGTCAATGCCTTGAAAGGAAAACTTGAACTTAAGGAAGCAGAGAAGAAATTTGACATGGACGCTATACCACAAGAATTTGGTGGCACGAGTGCTCCACCTCCAGTTGGATAACTGTCACACACCCTCTACACAGAGGGTTTTTTTATACTATAATATGTTTATTGAAACAAATACATCATGCAACTTCGTGACCACCAAACAGATATAATTCAGATCATGCAACAGAAGTGGGGTCAGGTTCTTGTACCCACAGGTGGCGGTAAGACAATGTGTATGATTATGGACGCTAAGTGGCGATTCAGTATGCCTATACCACAGACTATTGTGGTTGTTGCTCCTAGAATCCTACTTGCTCAACAGTTATGTGAAGAGTTCCTCGAGCAGATTGATAATGTCGAGGTGCTTCATGTTCATAGTGGAGAGACTAACTATAAGACTACCACTAATCCAAAAGAGATACAAGAGTGGCATCATAACAGTACAAAGAATCAGTTGATCTTTACAACATATCACTCACTTCACAGAATCAAATCAGATGTTGAAGCGGATACAGTATATTATGATGAGGCACACAATTCAGTTCAAAAGAACTTCTTTGAGAGTGTCAAGAGTAGGTCTTACATCACTAGAAGAAAGTTTTACTTCACTGCTACACCTAAGCATCATACATCACAAGAGAGAGGTATGAACAATGCTAAGGTGTATGGTCAAGTGATCGCAGAAATCCCTGCCCCAGAGTTGATACAGAAAGGTTATATCGTACCACCAAAAGTCAAGGCGGTCAAGTATCCAGTTGGTTTTTATCAGAGCACAGAAGAGATTGACAAAGTTATGATTCTTGATGCTCTGGACAATGAGGACAGTATGACTAAAGTGTTGGTTACTGCAAAGTCAACTACCAATATCCACAAATTGATTACTAGGACAGATTTCCAAAGTGAGTGCCATGCTCGTAAGTACAATGTGATGTGGATTACATCAAAGTATGGTGCTATCATCAATGGCAAGAAAGTCACTCGTAAAACATTTTTCAACTTAATGAACAAGTGGGGCAAAGATGACGATAAGAAGTTTCTACTATTCCATCACTCTATACTATCAGAGGGTATGAATGTGTCAGGTCTATCTGCCTGTATTCTATTGAGAAACCTTGATCTAATTACTATGGCACAAACCATTGGTAGAGTCATCAGACTACATAAAGATGATGCAAGTAAGATTGCTAATGGTTCACTTAAACCTTGTATCAATGGCACTAATTACATCAAACCATTTGGTAAAATGTTTGTACCAGTTTACAACAATGTTGGTATTGGTACAGAGCGTCGCCTCAATAGTGTTGTGGAAACTATATTCCACAAAGGAGAGGCACAGGTATCGTTATCTAACAGAAAATAGACAACGATACTTTTTTATAGTATAATGTAACTAACCAGTTCAAAACAATGCAACAAATTGACAAAATCAGAGCAAAGTGTTTACAGAAAATGGACAATCATTACTCTACAAGAATTGAATATCTAGTGGACAATCAACGATTAGATGATGCCGAGGCATTGGTATTTGAAATGACAGTTGATGATGAGGAATTTTTACAAGATGATTTATTCCTTGATGATTTAACAGAGTGGACAGAGGCAGAACTTGAGAACATAGTTTTTCAAGACATAGATGACATAGAGGTAAGTGAGTAAGGAAGAGCGTCAAGCAAAAAAAGATATTCAAAAGTTGGTCTATCCAGATCACTTGAAATTTTTAAAGAAGTTAAAGGCACAGTTGAAAAAAGACAAGGGCATCAAACCTAGAAGAAAACAACGTAACAACTACAAACACAAATGAGTGTTCAATCTCTAAATCTATTCTCAATACCCATAGCAAAGTTTGCTGTGGATAAGTGGGATACCAAAAAGGATAAACTATTAGAACTTATCAGTTTTGAAGGTTGTGATGTAGTAGAGTGTCAAACAGATTACTACAAATATAATACTATATCGCCTTACCTAGATGATTTTGTAAACATACTTACATCAGACTTGAATGGGATAGTAGAGTACTATACACAATTATTGAGTGATAGATATAGAGGAGATTGCCCTTGCGATAGTGTAGATAAATGGCAACTATGGTCACAGAGATACATTAGAGGACAATATCATGGTGCTCATAATCATGGTTTAACAAACATATCATGCGTATTGTATGTTGAGTTTGATGAAAAAGAGCACTTTCCGACTACATTCTATAGTCCATTTCCTGACCCTTACTATGGTACAATTAATAAGATTGCGCCTCCAGTAAGTGAGGGAGAGATACTAACATTTCCCTCTATGTTATTACATGAGTCGCCTGCTTCAGTATCAGATAAGGAGAGAACTATTATGTCATTCAATATACCTTTAAGATAAATGTATCAAATAAATGTAACATTAACTGATAAACAATTCAACTTACTAAGTGAAGCATTGTTCTATTATTCAGAAGAAAAAGATGATGATAACCTTGCTAATTCGATAGAAGAATTAGAAGATTTAATTGACATCAATACAAAGAAAGTAAAGCGAAATAGAAAGTTTGTCAACCCAGAGTGTGACATTTAATATAGTGGCACACAGGTAGTTGAAAACCTAGTGCCATGTGTTATAATGGTAGTATGAAGAACAAACATTTAGAACATATTGAAGATCATATACTTGAGGGTAAGCGTGGTGCGATCAATGCTATCAACTTCTTAGATACTAAACAGAGTCAGGTATCAGTAAAGTATGATGGTGCCCCTGCTATAGTATATGGAACTAACCCTGAGAATGGCAAATTCTTTGTTGGAACTAAATCAGTATTCAATAAGAGAAGAATCAAGATAAACTATACTCACACAGATATTGAAACTAATCATGGACATATACCTAGAGTTGCTTCGATTCTACATATATGTCTAGATAGACTACCACAGAATGATGGCATATATCAAGGCGACTTTATTGGTTATGGTGGTTCAGATACTCACACACCCAATACTATTACATATAAATTTGATGGTGTGATTGATGACATTATTGTTGCCACTCATACACAGTATATTGGTGCTACCATACAAGAGTTAGATGCTAAGTTTCATTATAAAGAATCTAAGAGTTGTGGTGTACACTTTATTGATACAGGTGCATCAATATCTAATAGACATTTTAGATTAAGTTTACTTATCACACTTGCTAAGACTATCATACCATTTGTAAGATTTCCAGAGAGCAAGGATATTCCACAGTTAAAAATAAATATCAATAGTTATATACGCTCTGGTCAATCATTAGATGCTGACCAGTTATCAAGTGATACTGGATACTCTAGAAACTTATTTCACTTATACAATATGATAATTGAGATAAAAGAATTACTTATGGAAGGCATCACTACTACAGAGAATGTTCAATGTCTATTTGATAGTGTGCCTTATGAACATGAGGGTTATGTAATGTCTAACAAGTATGGTACATTCAAACTTATCAAACGTCAACAGTTCAGTTATGCAAACTTCAACAATAGACAGTTCAGATAGTGGCACACAGGTGGTTGTACTACTACATGACCATATTATAATAGAAGTATATTAAACAAACACTATGAAAAAAGTATCACTTTCATTTATCGTTGACAACTTGACCGAGTTAGGTTGGGATTACTCATGTGGTAGAATGTCAAGATCAGGCATGGAAATCTATGATGGTATCATGCGCCACGTTGGTATCATAAAAGGAACAGAACATTGGAATGAAGATGTTTTTGCTGAGTCTAACGGAGATTGGTAAAAATGGAAATTCCAAAGAACAAAAAACAATTTGAGATAACCGAAAAGTTTATCGGTTGGGGAACTGCTTATGTGTGGGCAGAAACAGCAGAAGAAGCAAAGCGTCTTTATGACTTAGGCGAGTATGATGACTATGAAACAGATTTTGACAACTTTCAAGATTATGAATTTGTAGAAATCGAAGAAGTAAATCCAGTTAACTATTATCAAGGAGCGTAAAATGTACACTAACAACGAAACAGCACTTCTTACTTTGATCTCTAACATCAATAACCAATTCTATTATATTGGCGAAGATGATGACAAAGTGGCGCCATGTGATGTAAAGAAATTTACTCAATATTGCGTTGACTTTCTTGATTCTTTGGAGATAGAAAAATGACTACTACTTACATGAGAATTGACAAAGATCAATTTCACGTTATTGTGAGATCATTAAATATCTTAATTAATGAAGGTAGGTTAAAAGACTATAATCTAGAAGTTGCTGAATTTCTTGCTGAACAGATACAACTTAACATTTTAGGTTGTGGAACTACTCGTCAGAATTGGCAAATAGTAGATTGGAATGACCCTGCTGGCAAATCTTATAGTAGGGGAAGAAAACAGTATGACCATTATGGAGATTTTGAATAATGACTTTATCTAAAGAGACAATAGACAAACTTGCTGATGCCCTTACACTAGAGGTTATTGACTATATTGTCAATAATCCTAAAACTAATACATTTTTGTATTCAATGATAAGTGAGGCATTATGCGATAAACTAGGAAACAAAAATGAAGATGGAAGTTGCTCTTTTGATAGTACACAAATAGCACCTGCTGTATTCGATAAAATGAAACTATCATTAAATCCTACGTCTATGCCCTCTGACCCTGCCACTTTATAAACTGGCACACAGGTGGTTGTATCACCTCTATCACCATATTATAATAAGTACATAACAAACAAACAACTATGTCAACTAATTCAAGAATCGGTTTAAGACTTGCTGATGGTTCAATCTTATCAGTATATCATCACTGGGACGGTTATCCACAGTGGTTAGGCGTTACTCTTAATCAACAGTATCCTACAAGAGAAGATATTGCAGAACTTATTGACGGTGGTAACATGAGTTGTTGCTATACTCAATCAGGTTGGGAAATCGAGGACGAAGAGAAGTTAAAAGGATTACCATACAAACCTCTATACTACACAGAGAGAGGCGAGTCACTAGATGACAATGCTCCTAGAATTCATAAAACTATCTCTCACTTTTTTGAAGATACTAACAAGTGTTGTGGCGAGTATGCTTATGTTAAAGAACTTGACGGTACACTAGATTGTTATGGTCTATCATTCTGGAATGAAGAGACTAAAGATTTCAACGATACATTTACACCTATCAAGGAAACTATCCCTGCTGACTACCCACAGGAGTTGATGGCATGATCTATCCAAACGACTTAAAAACAACACTATTCTCAGAAATAGCAGAAATCATAGAGGAGGCGGACAATTCCGCTCCCTATGATATAGTTGATGCTATGATCGAACTAATGAATGAAGATCAGTTGAATCAACTAAGCGACATTATTACAAACATTTATCCTAAAGACTAATGAATGACCCAAATCTTACAGCAGCAGAGTGTGATGCTTTAATTCAGTTGGTATTGACCACACCTAACCGACTAACTGATAAATTTAGTGATGACTTTAAAGTTAATTTTAGAACCATAAGAAAAAAGTTAGGATACTTAGCGGATATGCAAGATGGTATAGACCAGTATCAAGTCACACCTTATGGCACAGTTGACTAAGTGGCACATGGGTAGTTGAAATTGGATTTCACTGCCCTATAATAATAGTATAACAAACACAGAGGTTTTATGAACGGATTAGGTCAATCATCTACTGAACTAAACGATATGTTAACACAGTTCACAGAATATGTCTATTCATTCTATGGTGCTCCTGATGCACTATATCCTATGGGTGTTACCAAAACAGATATTATTGGTGCTACCTATGACTACCTACACGCTATCAATACTATCAACAATGAGAGATTTACATGGGGCGATGGCGACTCACTTGATAGAGAGAGAGTAAGAGACTTCTTAGTTAGAAACTACGGATATTCCACAGATTTTGATGGTGGTAGTCTATGGGCACTAGATCAGGAGGCAAAGTAATGTCATATTGCGATAGGTGTGGAAATTTTGATGAATCACACAGAGAGTCTATGGAATATCCAAAAGACTCTCAACATTGTATTCAAGATTATCAACCAGAATTATATTACTATTGGGATAGTCCAATAGAAGAAGATTACAGTTGGCGTGATGCGGTGCCTCATGCAGATTGTCTTTGCGAGATATGCTTTGATATACTCAATGA